ATGTCCCGTGTATTTGTGACATTCCTATCCCACTGATTATTTGGGGACAGTGCGGCACATACACCCACCACAATATGCAATGGCACTACTGTATCTTCTGCAATACGCATACAATCAGCCAATGCCCGTGCATACCATACCACCCCGTCACGCTTTTCTTCAGGGGTTGCCATGCGATAGATTGCTACTATGTTGTCTACACTCATCGTTCTACTCCATTATCAACCAGCACTTACAAGGTGCAACGATGTTAGGGAGAATACACCGTTGCCCCCTGTATGTCAAGACACTTTCACAATGTCACGAACACCACCAAACTTGCGCTTGGACATGAACGGAAAAGACAGATAGTGGCTGGATTTACCCCAGTGAAAGCCCGTGAAAGTATCACCGAACCCTACACCATAACGCTTTTGCACTTCGCGTGGGCGATACCCATACACCATTACAGTCTTACCCATAAACTTTGTTGTCTTCGTTTTCATAGCGTCTACTCCTATGCTATACAGGCGCACCATTACACCTTGTAAGCACTGGCAGAAAACAGGGGCTTTGTTTGTCAAACTCCACCCCTGTCTGGACACTCAATCCGCCTAGACACACTCCGTGTGCATCCGTTTATCCCGTAGTCACTCTTTGAGTGTGTAAGCCCTACTTACTCGCCCTAAGGATAGGCAGGAATCTTTCCGCCCGATTGCTAGTCCCCTAGCCCGTTCGTATCTGCTATCTTGTGGAATTTGCCACTAAGCAGGTTTTGTTTTTGGTTAGTCCATCGACTAGCGGATTTTTTTAGATGTTCCCGTCATCTTGTATTTTAATCTAGTCTATTCGTATTCGTTAGTCAAGTCTTTTTTATTCTGGTCTAGCAAGGTTAGTCATACTGCTTATGCGCTTTCTTTTGACCTATCAAAGAGCCATGTTGAATCTTGCGATTGGTCTGGTTGTTCTTTGATGATTAGATAATGGCATAGATGAAAAACTATTGCAATAGGAAAAATGAAAAAAGATTAAAAAAAATTAAAAATTGTTTTGCATTATATAGTGTAAAACAAAAACAGATAGAGAGAGACAAAGACATGTTGCAAAAATGTCACACATGTTGCACATTTGCAACAAATGATGCGTCAAATGTTTGACATGCGTGACGGATTTTTGACATTGACAAGCGGTTTTTGACATGCTATAATATAGGCGCATGGGGGAAGTCGCCAGCCCACAGTATTATACACCCTCTCAGATTTTTTGGTTATTTTTAGACCTGACCTTACCAATGAGAAACATGTTCAACATTACCGAAACAAGTAACACAATGGGATACCCTACTACAAATATCCATACATTCACTGCTTCGTATGTAGTACCTAGTAGTACAGCAAGGTGTTCAAGTAGTCTAACACAAAAGTAGAAGATTAAGTCAATCATAAGTTACCCATAATTAGTTAAAAGGACTTAGAGGAGAAGGACTACCACCAGTGTTACCCTCTGTTAAAGTAACTTAAACATACTATAGTATGTTATAGTAATAGTTCAACCCCCCTATCCATGTTGTAACTTTAGAAATTCAGGAAGCCTTGTTGTACTGATTCTCGTTGTCCAAAGTTAAGGTGGTTCATAAACTTATCTAGTTCATATTCTAGTAGTTCATCCTTCCTAACCTGTATCTGGTTATCAGCATCAGCAGCCATCTGGTCTACCCAGTATTGACATGCCATAGCCAGTACATCAAGTCTATCATCGTGAGCCAATGCTCCACGCTGCTTGGTAATCCTCGTCATCTGATAGGTAAGCATATACTTAACACCCTTCTCAGGTGGCATGTTCTGTACGCTATCATAGTCCTTCTGTATTACCTTAGGGTCTATCACCAACCTGTGCTGGTTCATAATAGGCTCTAGCGTGTCAATGATACGCTGTTCCTTCTGTGTATTATGTCTAACCTCTTCCATAGTACATGGGTATGTCTTAGTCATGTATGGCTTCAGTAGTTCTGTGAACATACCATCACCGAAGTTACTCTCAATAAGTACGAGGTTGACACTGTGCAACTTAGCAAGGTCTGTTAGATGCTGTAGTGTCTCAGCAGAGTATCCACCCTCAATACCACCAGCATCCACAACGTAGAGGAAACCGTTTAACATCTTAACGATTGCGTAGGCTGTCTCGTCACTACCACGACCAGACGGGTCAATGGCAAGTACAGAGCCTGTGTATTTGTTACGGCCTACTATATCTTCTGGTGCATAGAACTTATCACCACTTAAACCCACGTTAGGCAAGTCTGACATCGGCTTCATCACACCATAGACAACTTTCTCTGGTGCTGTGTCCTTATCACAGGACATAACCATCAGGTCTGCTAGTTTAAGCGGATACTTGTTTGCATCACTGAGAGAAGTGTCCAACATAAACTGAAGAGCAAAACCACTTCGACCATAACTCAGTTCTCTTTCTATCAAGTCTTCATCGTCAAACCGTTTAGCGTCCGTAGGAAGCCCGTACACGGCCTCTTGCTTCTCAGTAAGGGTATCATATAGGAAAGGTGCTAACCTGCCCCCATAGGCCTTCTCAGAGCGTTCTAGGGTAGGATAACGGGCAGGCCACACCCTCATCTGGTATCCACGGTTCAAAAGTACGTTATAGAGGCTCATCTCGTTCTGAGGAGTACCAAGATAAATAATCTTACCCTCAGGCTTCAACACAGCGTCAAATTCTTTGACACTCTCTGCAAGCCTCTCACGCATCATGTGCGTCATACTATTGTTAGGAACTTCTACGTCATCAGCAATAATAACATCAGCACGAGAACCAGTAAGCTGTCCAGTGACACCTACTGACTTCACGGACGGACTACCAGATGCTTTAGCTGGTGCAACATCAAAGGCAATCTTAGACCATCGTTGACCATCTTTAGCAACCAAATGCCTACAGATTGGTAGTTCTGTGATGATACGCTGAGTAAATGTAGAGAAGTCATCAGCACGTGCCTTCGATGCAGACACCACCATAAACTTCTTATTAGGGTCTAACAGCAGTTGGTGTACCACATAGGCAGCAGTGATGTATGATTTACCCACACCACGGAACGCCTCAATGATACAACGCTTGGGACTATGCTGAAGATAGTGTGCAATGTCGTACTGAACGGGCGTAGGTTCTGGTAGACCCAGATGTTGCCACACTAAGTACGTAAAGTTCCTAAAGTCTCTTAGAGGCTCAGGGACTGCTTGTTGCTTCTTCATGGTGTCTTCCTACCTCTCAAGTGCTAGACCCCCCTCAGAGGGTCTTAAATCGCCAGCAATCGCTATTTTAATCGTCATATACAATGTCTATGAGATGGTCATGCAAATCATCGGCTTTTGCCCACACCGCATTGATAGGTGCTACACCAAACTCAAACTGTGTGTCTTTAATCTTGTGACCACTAACTGCACCCTCAATGTGAAACCCACCTGTAGGTGCTACAGTATCTGTACCAAACCCTACCTCAATACTGTGAGCATCGTGGTCATTCTGTATCATTAGGTAAGTACGTTGTACGTTCTGGTCAAGTATCTTAGTCCAGTTACCACCAGAGAGCGTCTTTTGCTCGTGCTTTAGGGTAGCGTTAAAACCTTCTCTCATTGTACTTGCTCCGCAATATCAAATGGTAGGCTTTCTAGTAGGCCAGCCATAGGGCTTTCTGCTGTGATAACATCAAGAGAAGCACCATTATCTTTCAAAAATTTGACAGCAACTGACAGTTCGCTTGCCGTTGCTTCACCACTCTGTACACGAGCCAGTAGTTCTTTGGTTACAACCTCGTGCAATACGTCCATCAGTTTTTGGTCTGTCATGCTTTCTTCTTCTTGTATTTGTTTGTTTTTGGAAAACCAGCCTTCATGTTGGCGTATGCCTTGGGACTAATTGTTGACTTGCTCTTCGGGCGGCTAGTACCAGCCTTCTTGCGCTTGTTAATGTTTTCGTATAGGCTCATGTCTTACACCATTTCAAAATGTGGGGCATCAATAAACGGACGTTTACCCTGTCCCCGTCTTGTGTCAATATAGGATTGCATGGCCTCTTCCATTGTGCCATCCCAGTGTCGAATGTCAGAAACTGTCCAAGCAGCACCCCAACGTAGTGGTACGTCCAAGTCAATAGCGGCCTGTTTCATTGCCTCTGCAATGTCATCGTACAGGTTAAGTTCCCATGAACCACGAGAACCAACATAGGCCATTAGGTCAACAGCATGACCATCTAGGTGCTTTGATTTCATCGTCTGTGATGCACCTGAGGCTACAAGTTTCTCTTGTTCTTCCCATGTGCGTAGTCCACAGATGACACCAAAGTCCACCTTAGTAATCTGTATTGCTTTGAGAACGACTAGTTTTAGTCTCTCGTCAACATCTTTTAGATTGTCTATGCTACGCTTTGACAGTTCAAATGCACTCATTTTGTTTTCCCTTTTAGCTTTTCTACAGTACGTAGACCACCTAGACCAAGCATACCCAACAGTACAGTCATCAGGCTGTCCATGTCAAACACTGGTAGGTCTGGTGCTGGCATACCTGCATAGGCAAAGCCAAAGATTGTTACAGGGGCTAGGACGAAGTGCCATAGCATCGCAAAGGAAAGTCCCCAGCCAAGAAAAGGCCGCCAACCTGCCACAAACATGCTACGATGTTGTGCCTCTGCTTTATTAATTTCGATTTGACCCATCGCCGCATCATGCGCCTGTTTAGTAGCCAAAGTAGCTATTTCATGGGCGAGTGCGTTCTTCTGGTCTTTATCTTCGATAAACTTGTCGAGTAGACCAGCAACGGGTGCTATTAAAGATTGAATCATTTTTTAACCTCATGGTTTAACCATACAGCGAACATGCCTGAAAAACAACCACAAATCGTGGATACGAAGGCTGTCTGCTGCGTGGTGGCTGATGCTCCCAAGTCCATAAACCAACTTGTTGTATTCCACGCCATAAGCGTAGCGGCAAGCATCATTATACGGGGTAAAATTTTTAACTCTAGGAACTGCTGTGCTGTCATACTACTGCCTCACTGCCATAGAGATAAACCAGATAAACCACAAGAAGCCTAGACCAGCAACGACACATATCAAGGTGATAAGAAATACTTCTATCATCTGTTGTTTTTTGCGCTTACGTTCTAGTGCTTCTTCTTGTCTTCGCTTTCTAGCGTCTGCTTGAAACTTTACCCAATCGCTGTGCAGACCTGCCCTGCCATAGTATATCATGGCTTGCTCTAATTCTGCACGTTTCTGTTTAATATCTTCAAGAGCCATGAACTCTTCGATGTCTGACAGGTCACTTTGTTTACCTACCTTAGACCAGAACGAGTTCTTCTTTTTATTGGCTCTACTTCTTAAATCTTCTTCTGCTGATACTAACTGAGAAACCGCTTTGCCAGCAGACATCAAATCTTTTCCGTTTGCGATAGTTTGTTTAATCACCGCAAAGGCTGCATTAGCTGCCGCTAACTCTGCCAGCATCGCTCCCCCCTAGTCGTAAATCGTTTTCGTTTTACTGTCTACTAATCTAGGCACACAGTAGGCGGTAACTCTATCTTTGGCATCCATGTAATCATAGTACCGATAGTTACCGTAACGCTTAGAAACTTGACTAGCGAAGTAATTACATCTATCTACATCATAGAAGTACATATCTCCGCTAGTTAAAGTTCTCTGTTCCCCTGTACCTAAGTAGACTAACAAGAGGAACACATGTGTCATTTTTTCATCATCACAATTAAGATGGTGACCAATAGTGCTACTTGAATAGCATCTATTACTGGTACGCCTATCATAGTTACATCCTCATAAGAAGTGATGCGGCAAGGCCAACGATGATTACCGTTGACCCCATAATCATGGCTTCAAGTCGCCACATACGTTTATCCAAAACAGCCAGTTGGTTTTCAACAGACTGATAGCGTATTGCACATTCTTTTTCGTGTGCTTCTAATTCAATAGCAACACGTAGTTCTGGAGAAACGGACTGTTCTAGGTTCATGGTCATGCAGTGTAACCTTGACCAGCAGCAATAGCCACATTAGCCGCAGTCATGTCCTCTGAACCCCAGAAGTCCTTGGCAACCATAATCTCCAGATGTTCAACATTCCTGTCAACACAGTCCTGCTTATCTGCGGCATCATCGTCTGCCATAGCCTCACCAGCAATAATAGCATTAATGAGGTCAACGCTGTGACCCATCGCTGTGTAGTGCTGTGCGATTTGTTCTGCTGTTAGTTCGTCCATTATAATCTCCTATTAGTTGGACTCAAGTGCGGCTACTTTAGCCTCAAGTGTTTCAATCCTGTCCATTGCTTCTTGCAAGGCTTTGATAGATTTCATATAAAGAACGCTGTATTTAACACTTTTGCGAGTTTCTTCATTTGGGTTGTAGATAGCATCAAAATATTCGCCTTCTTCTACAAGTCCACCCATACCAGATGCTTCAAGTTCTTGTGCAATTACTCCAAGTTCTTTTTGCTCATCACCTAAACGATTGTATTTACGGACTTGAACAGCTTTAATATCATCCCATTGTGATGAAGCATCAACGATGTTTTCTTTAAGACGAATGTCAGATAAAGAACCGTAACTGTTATTAGCGTTTACAAGGTTGCCACTATCTCGCACTGCCATTTTTTGTGCAATGCCGTGAATATCACAACGGATATGGTTATAAGTGCTATTAGTTGTATTTGTATTAGAACCAACCAATAAAACCATATTAGTAAAAGAAGAACTGGTAGAACGACAGTCAATAGATGGTTTGCTAGAATTCGATTGATGACTGTTAATTTGAGCATCCATTCCGGGGTCGGTATATCCAACTCCCATTCTACCATTAGGGCTAACAACCACACGAGGATTACCATCGCCGTCTGACAGCACGATGTTGTTGCTGGATGTGCGGATGTCTAGGCCGCCTTGATTGCCGCTGTAGCGGCCAAGAATGGTATTGTTTGTGCCAGTGGTAACGTTTTCCCCTGCGCTTCTACCTATGAAAGTATTGCTGTCACCAGTAGTGTAATACCCAGATTGCTTGCCTACGAAAGTACAATGAGAACCACCAGCCATTGATTGACCCGCTTCTTTTCCCAAAGCAACGTTGTGTTGGCCTGTGGTGTTTCCGTATAAAGCAGATTTGCCAATAGCGGTATTGTCAGACCCAGAAGTGTTCTGGTTAAGTGCCGCATCACCAAATGCAGAATTGTATGCGCCGACAGTATTAGCACTTGCTGACGCATGACCCATAGAAGTGTTGTAACTGCCAGTTGTGTTTGCGTCTAATGCAAGACTTCCTGTTGCCACATTTCTTGTGCCAGTGGTGTTTGCGGTTAGTGCCGAATAACCAACGGCAGTGTTGTTGCTTGCCGTAGTATTTGCATCAAGAGCCAGCGAACCTAATGCTGTGTTTACAATGCCAGTAGTATTAGCGTTAAGAGCATTGTGACCAACGGCAGTGTTATCATCTGCAACAGTTGCTGTTGCTAATGTATTCCGACCAATGGCAATGTTTCTTCCACCATTGGTGTTGTTATACAAAGCGTTACGACCTAAAGCAACATTGTGATTGGCTGTTGTGTTGGAATAAAGCGCACGTTTTCCTAAAGCAACATTTTCTGCACCCGTTGTATTTGAATACAAAGCCTGCTGACCAATAGCAGTATTGTCAGATGCAGTGGTGTTAGATAGCAAAGCCTCACGACCTACAGCAGTATTGGTTGTGCCTGTCGTATTATTTTTAAGTGCTTCCTTACCAATGCCAACATTAGTTCCTGTGGTGTTGCTTTGCAGTGCATAAGTACCTACAGCGGTGCTATAACTGCCAGTGGTGTTACCACTTAAAGCACCCAGACCAACAGCAACGCCACCTGTGCCGCTAGTATTTGCACCTAATGATTGTGAACCAACAGAGGTGTTACTTGCACCAGTGCTGTTGCCCAATGCGGTATAACCAACAGCAGTATTGTTATTTGCTGTGGTGTTTGCCGCAAGTGTGTTGTGACCAACAGCCACATTTTGTGCGCCAGTGGTGTTTGCCCCAAGACTGTTAGAACCTATCGCATTATTAAAACCGCCCGTAGTATTAGCATCAAGTGTTTGATGACCAAGCCCCACATTGCTGTTGCCACTGGTATTCAATGACAACGAAGCATTACCGATTGCAGTATTAAAACTTCCTGATAAACTTGCATCATCAAGTGCTTGATTGCCCAACGCCACGTTGCCTGTGCCTGTCGGATAATTGCCGTCCAGTTTAATCGTGCCGCCGTCTACGTCAAGGGTCTTATGCTGGTCTGCAAGTTCTCTTGCTCTAGTCATATCTATTCTCCCTCAACAACAGGAGACATCTCCGCTGCTTGCGCTGCCAAGTGTGCAGCATACGCATCCTTGATGTCTTGTGTATGTACCGCCGCACAGATGGCTTGCACCTCTGCGCTTTCCTGTGTGATGTCAGCGTCAGGTGTTACAGTGTGCCGATGAAAGCTACGGCTTATCTCAACGCCATCACGCTTGATGACTGTTGCGGTGCGTACTTGAACGTGCTTGTAGTCACCTACGATTTCGATTTTGTCTTGGATTGTTTCTTCTGTAAGCATTTTTATCTCCTATGCTATGGACTGTCCGACCCAAAGCTATGCAGTGGGTTACATCTATGTGTTTTCATTACTTTTATACTAAACAGCAAACCAGCATGAGAATCTAATTTGCGTGTTATCTTTAACATGTACTGCGTTAAGCTGGTTAACATTGCCCCCACCTGTAAGTGCGAATATCCTCAAGGTTGCATCATTTGGGGCAAGTTGTCCCCATATATTAAAATCACCATCAAAATCCTGACCACTAACAGTCTGATTTATACCGATATTACAGAGTTGTAGAAGGTTTGATGTGTTTCTTGGGGTAAACGGAATGGCTGCTACTCTACAGTCTCCACTAGCTGTACCTTTTGTTGCCAAAGTAATGTAACCGTTAATGAAAACAAAGTTTCCAACTTTTAAGTAGGTGGCGGCTCTGTTTCCAATAGTTGATGTACCATTGCCATTGGTAAACGAAAAAGAGGGAAGCCAAGTCCCTTCCTCATAATCGTCAAGTGCGTTAGCAGTAGCTGTGTCACCGTTGAAGGTGATGCCGCCTGACGCCAGAATACGCATCTTTTCGCTACCATTGGTTTGAAACCGCATACTATCGTCAGTATGCGTGTACATAATCCTACCCACATTTTCATCATCTTCATCTGAAAATTGTAAGGCACTAGACGATGTAGAAGCGGCAAGAATATCAACATTCATACCACCATCACGGGAAAACACTGCTTCTGTTGCGGCGTCTGGTGTCCAAGTAATAGCAGGAATAGACCAACCAGCTACTAACTGTGGTGGCGCACCTCCTGATATAAAATTAGTAATATTAGGGGAAGACCCTATAATATCACCTATAAGAGCTTGACCATTTACATCTAATTTTGCCGAAGGAGTTGTTTCGTTGATGCCAATATTATCAGCAGTCACTGTGCCTGTGACATCAATTCCAGATGCGCTGGTAGAAACTTTGGTACTGCCGTTATGGCGCAACTTAACAATGCCGCCAGCAATCTCAACTTGCTCATAAGAGTTCGTGACATCAGTAATGCTAAACTCACCAGCATCCACTTTCAGCCTGTAGTCAACTTGAGTGCCGCCAGCAGTGTCATTGAAATCAATCTGTGGAGCGTCTTTTGCAAGTTCAATGTTGCCAGCAATATCAATGTTACCAGTGCCAGTGATGTCGTTGCCGTTGGTGTCTAGGTTGCCGCCAAGATGGGGTGTGGTGTCGCTTGAGATGTCAAGATTTAACAAATTAAACGTACCAAAGGCCACAATGTCTACAGTGTCATTCAGTGCTGCACCTGTTGTTAGAACAACATTAGAACCATCTGTAGCTGTAAAATCAGTGCCATTAATTAGCTTAACACCATTGAGGTAAACATCTACATAACCAGCATCATAGGTAGCAGCAAAGCTAGTCTGCCCAGACGTTGCTGTGTAGGTCTGACGCTCAGATGTACCATTGACAGACGAACCAGCATTAACAAAGCCAGAACCGTCATACACCTTCATCACATCGTTAGTGGTATCAAACCACAAGTCACCCTCTGTAGGTGATGATGGGGCTGTTGCTGAGATGAAGTAGGTATCAGCAAACGCATTAACGTCTGTCAGGTTAGCCGCAACAGTGTTGACGTTAGTAATATCCCCACCGACTGCATTTACGTTAGCAATGTTAGACGCTACTGTGCCAATGTCTGTGGCATCTGCGGCTACTGCTGTAATGTTTGTATTATTTGCAGCAACTGTGTTTACGTCAGCAATGTTAGACGCTACTGTACCGATGTCAACCGTATCGTTGGCTACTGTAGTTACATTAGCAGAGATACCAGCAACTGTAGTCACATTAGCATTGTTTGCTGCTACTGTGTTGATGTTGGTGGCGTTACCTGCTACAGCAGTTACGTTAGCGTTGTTTGATGCAACTGTGGTTACATCTCCGCTAATCCCTGCTACTGTGGTTACGTTAGCATCGTTATTTGCTACCGTGTTTACCTTGGCAACGTTGAGAGCAACTGTAGTCACATTAGTCATAGAAGCACCAACAGCATTGACGTTAGCAATGTTAGACGCTACTGTGTCAATCTCAGATACCGCTTCATTCAAATCATCAGCAGCAGTCTCAATCTCAGAGATAGCCTCGTTCAAGTCGTTGGCTACTGTGATAACATCGTTGATGTTTGTAGCTACGGTGTTGACGCTTGCAATGTTTGTAGACACTGTGCCAATGTCTGTGGCATCGGCTGCAACGGCTGTTACATCACTAGAGATACCTGCGACAGTTGTGACATCTGTAGAGATGTTTGCCACTGTTGTAATATTAGGCAGGTTTGTAGAGATGAACTGCTTGTTAACAGCATCTGTGTTATCTACAGGGTCAGCTACGTTCTTAATTATCTTATTCTGAGCGTCCCACTTGTCATCGTTGTCAAGGGTAATACCATCAGAAGCCTTGTCAACCGCTTCCTGTGCAGCATGGAAGACCTGAATGTTAGCATTATCCAAGTCTTCTTCAGTCAATACTGAGCCTGATACGTAGTCAACCGCACGAGCAGTCAAGTCGGTATTACGCCGCACCTGCACAAGCGTACTTGTAGCAGGGGCTGACGTTAATTGTACAGATGAGGTAGAAGGAAAAGTCAGGCCAGTTTCAGCCACACCATCTACCGTTACACTAATCTCACTAGTGTCAGTGTATGTAAAGGGAATAGCAAACGTATCTGTAACGCTATCCCCTGTATAGTTTTGATATGAAAGAGCCATCTCTTATCCTATTAGTTTGTAGCCGCATCTGCGGTTGCGTTAATTAGCTGTCTCGCTCCGTAAAGTGATGTGAAAGGAAACACTCTCAGAAGGCTTCGTAGTTGTGATTCGGTCAGTTCGTCCTCACCGATAGCACCAAACAAGTCGGCAGTACCTTTGACACCAGCACCAAACATAGATACGACAGGTGGTGTCATAACACTTGTGTTACCATCCATTGTACCTGTGGTAATCTGGTAGATGTAGCCAAACAATGATGCAGCACCAATCTGACTGAGAGAACCCTGTAAGAGTTCCGATGTTCCCATCCTACGCTTCATGTATTCTTCTTGGTCACTACGTCCCATTGAGTTAAGGTAAGACCTGCTCATGTACATCATACCACCCATCAGGGCAGAGAACGACATGATACGGGCTACCGTCATAGCGTCACCATTAGCAGCACGTACACCAAGACGCATTGCCTGTTGTTCCATTGAAGCCATTGGGAATGACAAGAACTGGAAGAATGTCTTACCAACCTCACTACGAAGTAGGCCATTGACCGACCCTGCGTTCATCTCCTGAACAGCCTGTGTCGATTCTCTACGAGCAGAAGCAAAGAAGATTTCTGCTGCTTCTGTATCTGCCCACCTATCTACGTGTAGTGCTTCTAGCGTACCATCAGGTAGATACTCTGCTTCTGCATCAATCATCCGTCTGATACGGTTAGCCATATCATCAGTAATACCAAGTTGTTCACGCTTAATAGCGGAGAAAGCAACCTGTCCTGACTTGTGCTTGTAAGCCCATTCTGAGGCGTAGTTGTATAGTGAAATCCTACGCAACACATCTGTTACGCCCTGTAGACCAGACCACTTGGACACGAACATACGTGCGCCACCAAGCAATTCATCGGTCTTGGTTATATCACCATCAATCTGAACACCTTCGGTTACATCACCTTCAAGTCGGCTTCTCATGGTTGTAACTTTAGATACAAGCCCATCACCACCTACACCAGTGCCAGCAGTCATCTCACGAGCCAGCTTACTATCTAGTTCTCCGTTCCTCGCCCTACGAATAAGTTTACCATACATCGGTACGGTTTTCATCAGCGTAGGTAGGGAGTATTCAAACAAAGCGTTAGACAATTCCATCAGAGCAGCCATACCTGACATACCCATGTTAGCAGCAAAACTAACCTCACGGCCTCGTCTTGCAAGTTGTCTCATGCTTTCGGAGATTTCCTGTCCAGCAAACTGTGCGCCTGTGTATGCCCACTCACCTGTAGTGGCTTCGTACATGTAGCGAATAGCCTTCTTCTCTTCGGCTGTAGCCCTTGTAGCCTTACTAATGATGTTCTCAAAACTAGTACCAGCAGTATTAGTATTGATACCATTACGTGCTAGACCGATAGCACCAGAGAGTTGGAACACATAACTGTCAAACAAGTTCTCCATGTTCTCTTCAAGAATGTCAGTGAACTTGAGATTAAATGTATTACCATCAGAGCCACGAACCGTTACACTAGCCATCTCATCAAGCAGCATACGAGGTCTTGCACGTTTGTTACCTTTAGGCTTAATATTCCGTGTTAGAACCTCAAACATTATGTCTGTCTCTGCGCTACTAAACCCTTCTGCCTTCATAATCTTGATGAAGTCTTGTGCATCAAAGTCGCCGTTAGCCATCTTAAGACGAGCCAGTTGGTCATACTTAGGGTCAATAACAGTCTGGATATAACCACGAGACATACGCTTAATAAAGGCTTGTACAGCAGCAGCGTCTGCTTTCTTCTTACGTCTTTTTAGTGAGGCCGCTACAGTCTTCTCAATGTCTGGTTGTCCCTTACGAATAGCCGCTTCGGATAATTGAAACCATGCGTCATTAAGTGTACCATCAGGATTGTCTGCTAGTCTACCTTGACGTAACCGTTGGATGTTACCCCTGTTAAACAAACGTGGAGCATAGTCTTGGATGCGAGAGATAGTCCCTACATCGAACCCAGCAACATCAGCATCAATCGCTTGCTGTGCCAGTTTCTTCATCTCAGTCTTATACACTTCAGCAGCACGTACAACAGAAGGGGGCATCTGTTCAGTTGTTCCCCGTATCTGTCTTGATACAAGCACGTTAAAGTCTGCACGAGATAAGCCAGATTCCTCTAGCA